ACCCTTGGGCGTGAAGTAGGTGTTTTTGCCGTAGCCTGTGTAATGCTCGCCCTTGACGAGCTTGAGGTTCTTGATCTCCAGTAGCTTGTTGACGGGAACGCCCAGCTTGTCAGCCAGCGCGATGACGGGGGTATTGATAGGTTCCATTAGTATCCTCCAGATTTGCGACGGTTGGTGTTAAAACTCTTCTCATCAACGTAGCGGATGCCATCAATCGCGGCATATCGGATTACGTCTACAGGGTCTTTCCATGCCTCATCAGGCCCACCCTCGGACGTATACTCCTGTAGGGCGGTGATGATGTTCTGACAGCGGTCAGAGATGTAAAAGTGCGGGCGGTTGACGCTATCCATCGGTGTCTTGCGATTGTAGGCCATCTTGGTCTGCAACGCCTGTAAACCATCCTCGATGTCTAGCCCCGGCGCGGGAACAAACACTAGCCCCGCATCCGCCAAGTCCTCGATAATGGACGAAGCCCCGTTCTGCGTCTGATACTTCGCGGCACCCAAGCGTGGGTCAATCAGCCGCTCAAAGACAGTTTCGCCTTCCTCCAAGTTACCAATCAACTCCACATAATCGCGGATGCCGTATCCTAGTCCCTTAGAGCCTTCGCCGCCAATCCACTTCCCGCCATGCCACTTGGCCCAATCCCCCACGTTGACATCCGGCCATTCCCGGTAGACCCAGAATGTACCGCTCTCATCAACGGCAACCCAAGCCATGAACCAGTTCTTTCGACCAGCGGGGTCAAGGATCATGTACCGCGTAACCCCCTTGGTGGGGATCTTCTCATGCGGTACGACGTTCACCTCTATCGAGAAGTTGGGGAACTGGGTACTCTTGCTCTTTGTCGGAACGCCGTAGGCACGGCATAATATCTCGTCCTCGGGACGGTTTTTCAGATCCTCCGCAATACGATCATATCCGCCAAACGGATTGTCCCTACTGTGGAAGTAGATGATGTACGCACTCCGATTCTTAGACTCCTGCGTATAAGGAACCCTGCGGTTGTCCAGAAGCTCAGCTTCCCGGCTCTCCAACGTCCGCGCACCCTCGATATAATCCCGCACCACTTCCGTGTACCCATCAATAGGGGTGAACGTCACAATCATCTTGGCGTTACGGGTGGCTAAACGAAAACGCAGGGTAGCCAGAAGCTCTGGCCCAATCAGATATTCGTCGCACCACGTCCCAATATTGATCCACTTAGGATCCCGGCTACCCAACTCCGCGCCCTCAAGAATCGTATCGTTGTTCAAGAACTGCGCATAGGTTTTGAAGATGATTTGGCTTAGAGACCCCGGCAGAATCAGGCTAGCCTTAGAGAACCCGTTCTTTCGCGTATACGAGACATTCTCCTCCGTACCCAACACCTTCCTCTTCATCTCCTCTGGAAGAGCATCGTAGATGGCACTCTGCTGCTGACGGATAGACACATCCGCATTCTGGCTAAAGCAGAAGATGACGGACCCCGGATTCTCAATAGCGGCCTTTACACAGGCCCGCGCTGCGTAAGTCGTTTTACCTGAACGGTTACCACCGCTAATCAGGATTTCATTCTTCTTGGACAACAGCTCATCCGCCTTGTCCCAATTCGGCAGCACAAACCCGTACCTGTACGGATCCTTCTCCGCGTTCTCAATGGCCTCATGGTAGAGCGTCCAAAGCTTAACCAGCTTCTCTGGCTCCATTCGAGCCATCTCCTCCACCGTAGGAGGCTTCAGAACAGGATGACTACGCCACGTTAAAGACATTGCTTGGCGATATAAACCACCTTCACCCGTGTAGCCGCGCACCACCAACTCACTATGCCGTCCTTACTCACGGTCTTCGTCCACGTCAGCTTCGGATCCCACTCCCTGAATAATGGTTGTTTCAACTGGAATAGCCTCCTTCTGCAAAGCCGCCCGCGCCTCCTCAATAGCCTTCATAGCATCAGCAAGGGTAGGTTTGCCCGTCCGATGCTCCACCACCACCTTCTGCTCCCCAAGAGCCTGCAAGCCCTTATCCACGCTAATGCCATAGCTTAGCGTCAAGTCTTTCAGCGGCGTCTTCATCAACGCCTCATCGTCCTCCATCAACATCTCCGCCTTCTTTGCCACCAACGCCCGCATCCTCTCCGCCATCTCAAAGCCATCTAATGCAAGCTCCTTGCGCCTTACCTCCAAAGCCCGCTCATGCCGCGCCCTCAAAGCAGAGAGTGCCACAAACCCTATACCCGTAGTCTCCATGACCTTTGAGTAGGTCTCTCCTGCCGCCAGCATATCCAAGGCTAACGCTGCCTCTTTAGGCTTACGCTTCTCAATGTACCTGTAGTTGAGGCTCGCTTGCGCTTCGCCTACGCTCTCCACAATTGCTTTGGACTTCCTGCCCATCCCTTGTTTTAGATAAACTCTTGCAATTCAGTCAAGTAGCTTTTGTACAAAAGTTTAAAAAATAAACCACACCTACAACCACATTGCACCTACTCCTACCACTTGCTTAGTACGGTGGCCCCATTTGCACAATTTTTAAAATAGGCGATTTGATCTATCCAGATGCAGACAGCCGCCGACGCGGCGACCCCCGCCCCCCCTATTGCAAGTTGCTGGCGATTGCAAATGACCTACAAAAGCAAGTGGTCTGCCAGGCAATCAATAGGAAGAGGCCAACAATCTGCAAGGCAAGCAAGTGGTCTTTGTTGGTTTGTTGCTTATGGGAGGGTAAGGCATTCGCCAGACGATTGCACAGACTGCTTGCCGCAATACGATTGCACCGGACTACTACCGGACGATTGCACCTGTCCATTGCTTGCCATTGCAAGTGGCAGCTTCCCTTTCTCTCTCTCTCTCTCTATCTTCCCTTTGCGGTGAGGGGTATGTTTGGGGGCGCGGCCTTGACTATTGCAAACCAGAGGAATTTTAGGGGAAAGTGATTTTTTGCTCGTCTACCTCTGGACAGTCTGCATCGTAGGGGAAGCAGAGGCAACAAGCCGCCGCGCTAACAAGAAGAAACACGATGAAAACGACTGAAAAAGAAACCACCATCAACGGCTACCGGGTGCCTACCCTCTGGCAATTCACCTTGCGCCTCATCCGCTCCGGCATTATGTCGCGCGAAAGTGCAATTACTGCCATGAAGTGCGTTTTAGGTTCACGGGCGGGGTACGTTAGAACTCGATACCCGCTTGCTTGAGCATTCATCCAATCCCTTTGCAAAAGGGGGTTGGCCTGAATCCTTAGCGATTCAAACAAACGCAAACCATAAACAAAAACACACACACAAATGAAAACCACCGTTTCCGCAATCGACTTCGTTGACGCTTTCCGCCGTATGGGGCGCAATGATCAGTTCTCGCCTGCCGCGCTCCGCGCCCTCTTTGAGCATATCGAAGAAATGGAATCTGACACGGGCGAGGAATACGAATTAGACGTTATCGCCTTGTGTTGCGAATGGCAAGAGTTCAAAACGGCTCTTGAAGCCGCCGTCGAATATGGGTTTGACGCCGGGGAATCCGCAAAGTCGTTTGGCCATGAAAGCGACTCCGACGAAACGGAAGCCTTGGATTGGCTCCGGGAACAAACGCAAGTCGTTGAATTTGACGGCGGGGTGTTAGTGATGGGGTTTTGATCCATGGAAACTAGACTTTCAAACCTCGCATTCCGGCTTTGGGTTGCGCGGCGTTGCGGCGACAAGAGCGCAACGGCTCGCCGTATCGACGTTGAACGCGCACGCGCTGACCTTAAACGGCTTTTAAGGGCGGGATGGTGTCCGCGCTATCGCGTGCAACGGGAAGAGATTAACCGCAGACAGAGGAGAGCCTTGCGCGAAAACGTGCAGTTGTTTAATAAGGTAAAAGTTTTTACCTTAACCGCTTACGTCAAAAAGTGGTAGATATCGAAACGGGCTTAGCCCGTCGTCCGGATTGGCATTCCGGACCTGATGAGATTGCCAATAAACCCAAAAAACAAAGAGACACAATGAAAGCAAAACTCCTACTCCTCGCGCTAGCATCCCTCGCAACGGCTAACGCTGCACCACCGGAAGCCTTTTGGCGGGCTTTGCATCATGTCGAAACGTCCGGACGCCTTGGACCTATTAAAGGCGACAATGGGGCAGCCCTTGGACCTTTGCAAATCCATCGCGTCTATTGGCAAGATAGCGGGGTGCCGGGGACATATTCGCAATGCGCGGATTTGGCTTATTCCCGGCGCGTTGTCTCAGCCTACCTTCAACGCTACGCCCGCAATGCATGGAACCGGGGCGACGTTGCAACGTTGGCGAGGGTACACAATGGCGGCCCTATGGGGCATAAAAAACGCGCCACCCTGTCCTATTCCCGCAAAGTAGTTAATGCAATGAAGTAACACAATGAAAAAGCAAGACTGGATTGAATCGTGGCGAGCGGTACGCTTGGGCAAGGTTGTTTGGTATAACCAATGGACAAGAGGCACGGCAGACATGGCCGCATTTCTGGCCCTTTTAACGCGGAGGCGATTGGATTCTCCGCCGCCGCCATTAGCCGAACGGCTAGCGCATTTTAAGACGCTCAAGAAGTTTGCATACCTAAATAAACAATGAATGACAAAATATCGTCAGCCGTTCGCTTTTGGGAAAAGATGCAAGAGCGTGTGCGCCGCATGGAAGAGGAGGAGGCCAAGCTCATGGCTTCCGCCGACAAGAAGACACGCGCCCCGATTCACACAAAAACCCGCATCAGTTCAGGTTTTGGGAAGGGCATGGTTCGTCGCGACAAATGGAAAGAAGGGATGCCGCGAATCACTCAAGCCGCTTGCGAGGTAGTCCATGAATACGCACAGGCCCGCGCCGCCGCTCAGGGCCAGTACGTCGGGCGAAAGTGGTACTCCGACCGCGCCGGGATTTCAACGGCAACGCTTAACCGTTGCGCGAATGAAATGCTGCGTGGCGAAATTTTCCTTGACCCTACGGATGGCCTTTGGAAGGTTTCGCCTTGTCAGAACGAACAGGAAACGAGAACTGCCGCGAATACTCGCGAGGGCAATACGGTCCCGCACGGTGACCATGCTCAAGTGGCCGTCGCGTGATGGCCTAGGCAGTTACCGTGCAACCAAAGAGAAAGAAAATGAATTCACGAACCGCTTTATCTAACACCCTGGGCCTCGACTCTGGGGAATTGGCGGGCTATCAATATCAACCGGGGCGATTCAGTCGTGCGGTTTATTCATTTGGAGACAACAGGTATTTTTGCTTAGGCAAACGGCCTCCGAAATCAAATGAAATGGGACATTTTGTGGAATTGCTTTGGAAGCCTTACTCCGATCAATTTTGGGCCGAAAAAGCTAACACAATCATCTGGGTTACGGAATCGAAAGAAACATGAATACACAAACTAACGACGGCGGTTCGGCATTTCCGGTGCCGCCTCAGCAATTCAACCAGTTCCTCGTTGGAATGACCCTGCGCGATTATTTCGCGGCGGCAGCGTTGCAGGGGATGCTTGCCGATCCAAGCAATGGACTCGCCGCTCGATCTTCTGCCAAGAGCGCATATATTTTCGCTGACGCAATGTTAACCCAACGCAAACTAAAGAAAGACAATGAAACCACTAGCTTTTGAAAACGACGCCGACACGGCGCGTCAATGCGTTGACGAACTGATCTACTGGGCGCGATTGCCAGTCAACAATGAGGCCACAACAGGGATCGATGATTGCCGGGGAGAAATCTTCCTTTGCGTTGACCGACTGGAGGAAGAGATTCGCCGCCTTCGCCGGGAGATCGAGGACTTGACGGACTGCCGTCGCGACGATCCGCACCCATGAACGGCCTCTGGATTCCAGCAGCCCTGCTTCAGCGTGACGATCTCAGCCACACCGAGCGAATGGTGGCGGCGTTCGTCGGATCGTTCAAGCAGGGGTACTTCGGCTCAAACGAATTCATCGCAAAGAGTCTGCACATCGAGAAGCGAACCGCTGATCGCGTCCTGTCCACCCTGTCCCGAAAGGGCATTGTCGGCTGGCGTGGTAATTCGCGTTTTTGCGCAGAAATCCACCCAGAAATGGGTACATATTATACAGGATTAAACAAATAACTAATACCTAAAGTATAGCTACACCAAAGAGCAGCTTTTGTCAGTCAACTACAACAACAATAACGCAAATGGACAACGTACTAGCAGTAAATCCCGGTGATTGGGTTAAAGGCGCAGTCACCGCTAACGTGGAAAAGGCTTGGGCCATGACCACCAAGGCAGGCAAAACCATCTTCAAGGCTACCTTGCGGGATGGAGTGAATATCGCGGAGGCTACCTCCTTTGGAAAAACTTTCGAGCACGTTGAAGGCAAACGCGCTCAGTTTTCCGGCCCGAGCATTAAGCGGTCTGATTACAATGGAAAGCTTTCGATCACTTTTGGCGATAAGGTCGTTTTTAAGGCCATTGGAGAGCCTGCCCCTACCCAGCCTACCCCTGTGGCTGAAGAACCCCGTAAAACGCAAGCAACGGCGGCTAATGAGCCTTCCCGCATCGAGGGAGTGACTGTGGGCATGGCCGTTAACAAGGCTGTGGACACCCTCATTGCCAACAACGAGGGCGTGACCGCCCAACGCCTGTGGGAGACGGCATCCATGATTATCCGTGTTGCACAACGTTTGCAATCAGGAGAGTTAGCCCCGGTGACTGCGACGAATGAGGTTCCATCTGAGGAGGTGCCTTTCTAATGAAAGACAACTTGTTCTGGGTGGCAGTAGTCGCGGCAGTTATTAAGACCGCCATGGTGCTTGGTCTTATTGGGCTAACCATCATCGTTCTACTCAAATACCTTACATCCTAATGCACGCTTACACCAGAGACGGCACCGCCGTCCACTATCAGGCTACCAAACCGGGGGCCAAGAACCCAACTCGACCCACCAGCCTCAAGGACATTCGTGAGCAGCGGCTTCTGCCGTCAGTCACGGAGTACACCAAGATGTTGAGTGCGCCGGGGCTGGAGCAGTACAAGACGCTTGAGGTCATCCACGCTTGCTATCTGAACCCGCCGTTTCCCAACGAGGACTTGCAATCCTATAGGGGGCGTATGACTCAGTTGGCCGGGGAGGATGCAGCAGGCGCGGCTGACCTTGGCACCCTCATTCACGCTTCGCTGGAGCAGTATTACACCGACCATGATTCATGGGACGGCACGGCTACGTTCGCCATGCCGGATGGGAAAGCCGTACCGTGCCGGGAGTTTGTCCTTCCTGCCGTCCACAAGATCGAGCAACTCGGCATCACTCCGGGCTACCATGAACTGCGCGTCGTAAACACCTTTGAGGGCTACGCCGGAACGTGTGACCTCATGGGGCGATACGGAAACGTGTTAGCCATTGTGGACTTCAAGTCCAAACGGACAAAGCCGGGAGTTGAAGTTGAGCCAATCGAAACACACCCCGTGCAGATTGCTGCTTATGCGTACGCCGACGACTTGTGGGGTAATGACCTCTACGTCCTAAGTAGAAACGGAGCCATGGGCGTGAACATTTACATCTCCACCACCGAGGTGGGGCGTGTCGATGCGATTACCTACGACAACGACAAGATCAGCCGCAGCTACTCAGTATTCCAAAAATTGCTTGCCCTTTGGCGGTGGCGCAATTTCGATCCTCGCGTCAGTTAACCCCAACGTGGGGCGCGCATACGTTAAACGCGCATCAACATATGAAAACAGAGACACCGATTGAGACACGTTACACGCATGATTTTCCGAGCCACTATCGGAAAGTCATCCATGAGTTGGAGACGGAGGTGGCCCAGCTTCGCGCAGCCATCGGCCAAGTGGCAGACACCTACCTAGACGACCACGACTGCCCCGCTGCCTTCAGGATGCGGGCCATTGCTCGCGGCTTCTTCAAGGCATATAAGCAGGAAGAGGAGGGCCAGCTATGAGCGACACACCGCGAAGTGACGAGGAGTCTTTCTCCATCGACAGACTGGGGGTGTGGAGGTATGCCCCGGATGGCGGCTACACGAAGGCGTCTTTTTCTCGGCGGCTCGAACGCGAGAACGCCGCGCTGCGGGAGGAGAACCGCAAAGCACACGACATGGCGTGCGAAGATGCTGTGGAACGCTACCGATTGAACGGCGAGAACGCCGCGCTGCGGGAGGACAGCGAACTGCTCAACTTTCTTTTGAAACGTGGGGTTTGTTGGCGTGACTGCGACAAAGAGATAGAAGGAGAATTCTGGACTGTGGGTCACGATACTGAGTGGCTCTACGATCAAGTTCGGGGCCGAGAGCGCATCCGCGCCGCCATCGACGCAGCCCGCAAGGAAGCCAAGCCATGAACCCAAAAGCACAACGGATTGCCATCGCGGAAGCGTGCGGCTGGAGAATGGGCACGGAGACGGTCGAGCATATCGACGGATACCAATGGACCGAAACAAGAAAGTTTTGGACGTCGCCAACTAGCAAAATCTATTCACTTCCCGACTACCTCAACGACCTCAACGCTATGCATGAGGCGACCCAATCGCTTACAAAGGATCAGTTGAGGTGGTATCGTAACCTGCTGATCGAGTTGACCGGTACGTTTGAGGCCATTGACGCCACCGCCCCGCAGCGTGCCGAGGCTTTCCTGCGGACGATTGGGAAATGGGAAAACACCGCAGCCAAGGAGGGCCAACTATGACACCCGAGCAACTGGAGAAACTACTCGCCTACATCGACGCCCGCATTGACGAGCGGGCTATTGGGCAATCCCGTGACGATTTCGAGCACGATTACGAGATTCGTAAACTTAACTCTCAGGAATTGCGCGATGATCTTGAGCGCGACATTCGTTGGGTCGACGAGGACTAACCATGAACTACGAACAAGTGTTCTTAGGCTCCTGTATGTTGGAGCCAACGCTCATCGACCATGCCATTGGGTCGGGCCTAAAAGCTGATGCGTTCACCAGCGACGACCGCAAGCGCATCTGGCTGCAACTGCTGGATAGTCGTACGAACAGCAAGCTGACGGATATGCAGGCCATCTTCTTGGAGATGGGGACCGACTGCCCCGCCGATGAGTTGCTTGCGTGTGAATCCTCGGCACCCACCCAGACGCATGGGAAGAAAGCCCTCACCCGTGTCCTTGAGGCTGGCATCATCGCCCAGCTTCGCCCCGCCCTCAACGATGCGCTCTCGCTCATTGACGACGGCAAGCCCTACAAGGACATCAAGGATACGGTGGAGGCTCTAGCCGAGCACCTCAAGCCAGAGGAGCGCAGCGAGGTGAGCCTGCCTGAAACCGTAGAAGAGGCCATGGCGTGGATCACCGGACAGGTTACGGGTAACACCGCTGACGAGAAGGTGGTGGTAACTGGCCTGCGCCGCTTTGATGAGGGCGCGGGGTCGATTGGTATGCACGAATACGTCATCGTTGGAGCGCGGACAAGCACAGGTAAGTCCTCTTTCATGTCACAGATTGCGCAGCACAACCTCTACCGTGGGTTACGGGTAGCCTACTTCACCCTAGAAACCTCGGCCAAGGCTGTCATCCTCCAGATGGCAGCGCAGCGTGCAGGAGTTAACCTCCGCCACCTGCGGCAGGAGTTCAAACCCAGGCAGGATGCGTTGGTTGAAGAGGTGGCGAAGCTCAAGGAGAAGCCGCTGCTCGTCTTTGAGCGCGACCTTTCTTTGGAGCAGATCGAAGCCCGCTGCCGCCTCATCGCCGCAACGTGGAAGCCTGACCTAGTAATCATCGACTACCTTGGCCTCATCAAGGTCAATGCAGACGGTGCTTACGAGCGCATGACCAAGCTCTCCAAAAGTATGATCCCGCTGAAGAAGGCTCTCGGCTGCACCCTCATTGTCGCCGCTCAACTCAACCGTGGCAACGAACGTGAGGACCGTCCACCGGGACGCACCGATTTCCGCGACACAGGCTCGATTGAGGAAGATGCCCATCGTGTGCTTGCCTTGCACCGTCCTAGCAAGGACGACTCTGGCCAGCTACAGGGCTACGACCGCAGCGAGTACCTTCAGGAATTGTACCAACTGAAAAACAGAGATGGCGCACTCTACCAAACACGCTTGACCTTCTTCGCCCCGCACACCAAATTCATCGAGAGAACAACATGAACACAGACAACCAACAAGAACTGCTCAACCTGTACCGAGACAACAACGCTCTGCGTGATGACCTCAAGGAGGCTGACATCAGCAACATCGAAAAGATCGCTGCCATCAAGGATGCCATCGACGAGCTGCATCAGATCATTGCCAAGCTTCGCCCAAGCGGTGAAGTGGCTGACGCAATCGACAACGTGGTGTTCGCGCTAGAAGAAACCATCAAGTGAAGCGCACGCCTCTCAAGCGGGTGAGCAGCAAGCGCAGCAAGGAGCTACGAGAGTATGCGAAGCTCCGTAAAGCCTACCTTGAAGCTCATCCCTACTGCGAGCTATACCTCATACAGAACAGCCTCAAATACGAGGGCCAGCCGCTCGATGCTCCGGCCTCGGAAGAGATTCATCATCTCCGAGGTCGTTGGCACGGACGCCTAAACGACACAACTTATTGGCTCGCCGTATGCCGCGAGTCTCACGAAAAGATTCACAGAAACCCTGCTTGGGCATACGAGCAGGGCTACCTACATCCAAGATGACAAATATGGACCTTGACCAAATCGAAGCTAATTACATCCGCATCCTTGAAGCAGGCCAGCACGACGTGCTCGCCTCCCTTGAAACTGGGAACCCCAAGGATTTCTTCGCCGCCCTTGAGCGGCACAAGGCTCTCACCGAGAGCGTGAAGAACGGCGTGGAGGCGTACACGGTGATGACCACCACGCTGCCCTACAATGATAGTAACGACTAGAGACAAACTCACCTATGAGGTGCTGTCTGAGACGGTGCATCAGCAATACTACCTCGTTGATCTGAGTGAGCACAAAGGCAACGGGGAGTGTAGCTGCACCGACTTCAGTACGCGCCGACTACCAATCCT